TGAAATTAAACCTATGATGTTTCCAAATATAATATATGAATTAGCAAAAAGTTATAATGGGGCATATATTCTTTGTGAAGTTAATGATATTGGAGATCAAGTAGCATCATTACTTCATTATGACTTGGAGTATCAAAATGTTTTGATGTGCTCCATGAGAGGAAGAGCGGGTCAGATTGTAGGTCAAGGGTTTTCTGGAAAGAAAACTCAACTTTGAGTCAAGATGTCTAAGACAGTTAAAAAGGTGGGGGCACTCAACTTAAAGACTATAATTGAAGAAGATAAACTTATATTCAATGACTATGAGATTATTTCTGAACTTACGACTTTTATTTCTAAGCACAACTCATTTGAAGCAGAAGATGGGTGCAATGATGACTTAGCAATGTGTTTAGTTATTTACGCTTGGTTAGTTGCTCAAGACTATTTTAAAGAACTTACTGATCAGGACATTAGAAAAAGATTATACGAAGAACAGAAAAATCAAATAGAGCAAGATATGTCTCCATTTGGATTCATTGTGGATGGTTTAAATGAAGGAGGTTCTTTTGTGGACGAAACTGGAGATAGATGGTTTACAGATGAATATGGTGATATGTCATATATGTGGGATTATCAATAATGGATCTAGGAGACCAATTTGAAACTGAACATTTATATTTGACTGAGAGAACTTGTAGAGTTTGTGGGGAAACTAAGGATTTAATAGATGGTTTTTATAAAATAAGAAAAAAGAAATATAATTTATCTTCATATTCATATGAATGTAAATATTGTACCATAAAAAGAGTTTCCAAGTCAAGAAAAAGTTTTTATACTAAAAATACTTTATGGGAATATCCAGATTGGTAATGCTCATGCATTGTTTCCTCAAATGAAGCAATGCTTTTTAATAAATATTTTTAGGTAAATGAGAACTTAGGAGAAAAAAATGGCGACTCCTCAATTATCTCCCGGCGTACTTGTCAGGGAGGTTGACTTAACGGTAGGAAGAGCTAATAATGTTTTAGATAATATTGGTGCTATTGCTGGACCCTTCCCAGTTGGCCCCGTTGAGGAAATAATTGACGTAGCCACCGAACAAGAACTTATTGACGTTTTCGGAGAACCACTCAGTCTCGATGCTCAGTATGAGTATTGGATGAGTGCTTCAACTTACTTATCTTATGGCGGTGTTCTCAAGGTAGTTAGAACAGACGGCACAACTTTAGTAAATGCTAATGCTGCAAGTGATGCCAGCGGTATTGGAACAACCTCACTTAAGATTAAGAATTTTGACGACTATAACGCAAATCATTCAGATGACATTGCGGACTATATTTTCGCAGCAAAGAACCCCGGTTCTTGGGCAAATGAACTTAAAGTAGCCTTTATTGATGACAAAGCAGATCAAATAATTAATGTAGGATCTGCTGTCACATACGCATCAGTAGGATACGGAATCACGGTAGGTGTTTCAACAAATATCGGAAGTGCTTCAGGAGTTAGCACTTTCAATGGTTATTTGAAAGGTATTATTACTGGAGTAGATACAGACGCAAAGACCGTTGAAGTAAAGGTCATTTCTAGAGTTGCTGCTGGTTCAACCGCAGAAACAAAAGTAACCTATTCAGAAAGATCTGCAGGCGCTTCATTCTCAGATGGACAAACTGCTTACTTTGTAACAAACGTTGGAGCAGCAGTAACCGCAGGAATTGGATCTACAGCAGTTACAGTAACGGCAACTACATCAGGAACTCTTGATTGGTATGACCAACAACAAATTGAACTGACTAACGGAAATATTTTCTGGAAGTCTATTGCTCCTAAACCAGGAACTTCACAGTATGCGGTAGATAGAAATTCCAAGAGCGATGAAATCCATATCGCAGTTATTGACGATACTGGAAGCATCACTGGAATTAAAGGAAATCTTTTAGAGAAGCATGTTGGCATTTCTAAAGCAACAGATGCTGTTTCTGCTGTAAATTCTCCACAGAAAATTTGGTGGAAGGAATACGTCGCTCAAGGTTCTCCAAATCTTTATGTTGGAGACAACCCTTCAGATGGAAACCTTGTCGTACAGACTGGTTTTGCTGATGGAGCATTTGCTGGTATTTCTACAGCAAGTGGTGCTTGGAATCAAAAGGCACAAGACGTAACATTCAGTGCTATCGGAAACAAAACTTATACTCTGAAGGGAGGAAAGGATTACTCTGCGGGTGATGCTGGAACAACTGGATCAATGACTGCGAGCCTTGGTTCTTTACTTACATCATATGATCTGTTCTCGAATGAGGATGAAGTTGCTGTTGACTTCTTAATCATGGGTCCTGGACTTGGAGATCGTCAGTCATCACAGTCTAAGGCTTCGAAGTTGATCTCAATTGCTGAGGCAAGAAAGGACTGTATCGCAGTTATTTCTCCCGATAGAGCAGCAGTTGTTTCAGGTTCTACTTTCCTTACAACTAACGATCAAACCAATAACGTAATAGAATTCTATAGCGGAATTGGAAATAGATCTTCTTCTTATGCGATCTTCGATTCTGGTTACAAATATACCTTCGATAGATTCAATAACAGATTCCGTTATATTCCTTGCAACCCTGATGTTGCTGGTCTTTGCGTAAGAACTTCACTTCTTTCATATCCTTGGTTCTCGCCAGCAGGACAACAAAGAGGAATTCTCAATAATGCTATTAAGTTGGCATACAATCCAAATAAAGCACAGAGAGATAGACTCTATCCTCTTGGCATTAACTCAATTATTAATCAACCAGGAACAGGAATCTTACTCTTCGGAGATAAGACAGGACTTTCTTACGCATCTGCCTTTGACAGAATTAACGTAAGAAGACTTTTCCTTACAGTTGAGCAAGCACTTCAAGATGCTGCAGAAGCACAACTATTTGAGTTAAACGATCAAATCACCAGAGCAAACTTTGTAAATATCGTTGAACCATACTTACGTGATGTTAAGGCAAAGAGAGGGGTTTATGACTTCCTTGTAATTTGTGATGAGTCAAACAACACGCCTGAAGTTGTTGATAATAATGAATTTAGAGCGGACATCTTCCTGAAGCCAACTAAGTCAATCAACTACGTAACTCTCACATTCGTAGCTACAAGAACTGGAATTTCTTTTGAAGAAGTTGCAGGTAGAGTTTGATAATAAACTAAAACCTTAAGGAGGGTACTAAAATGTCAACACTCAGAACGATTACAGGATTTAAAGAAAGATTAGCTGGTGGAGGTGCAAGACCAAATCTATTTGAAGTAGCACTTCCAAGTTTTCCCGGACCAATCACAGATTTTTGGAAAACAGCAAAGGGTGAACAGGCTGATACATTCAACTTCCTTTGCAAAGCAGCAGCTCTTCCCGCATCAAACGTAAACTTTATTCCAGTTCCTTTTAGAGGAAGAATAATGAAAGTTGCTGGAGACAGAACTTTCGATCCCTGGAGAGTTACTATTATCAATGATGAGGACTTCCAACTGAGAACTGCCTTTGAACTTTGGATGAATTCTATTAGCAGATTGGATACTGCTACTGGATTCACAAGTCCAAATGCTTACATGACTGATGCGTATGTTTATCAGTTAGGTAGAGGCGCTGAAACCAGAAAGTTCTCCGAAAGAGAATCTGGTGCTGTAGATGGAAGCAGAATTCCACCACTAAAGACTTATAAGTTCTATGATATTTTCCCAACCAACGTTTCAGAAATTGCGCTCTCATATGAGTCAGCTGATCAGGTTGAGCAATTTGATGTAGAATTCCAAGTCCAGTGGTGGTCAGCAGGTGAAGGTCAAGATAATGGTGACCAAACAGAGACTATTATTAAATAATAAATAGTACAGATAAAGAGACAAAATTAAATTATGGCCAGACTTTTTGGTTTTTCAATTGATGATAACAGAGAAGAAACTCCAACTACTGTAAGCCCCGTACCAGAAAATAATGCTGACGGGGTTGATTATTATTTGACTAGTGGTTTTTATGGTTCTTATGTTGACATAGAAGGAGTATATAGAAATGAATTTGAACTTATAAAAAGATATAGGGAGATGGCACTTCATCCAGAAGTGGATAGTGCCATCGAAGATATTGTTAATGAAGCAATTGTTTCAGATACTAATGATGTTCCGGTTCAGATTGAGCTTTCAAACTTGAATGCTTCAGATGGACTTAAGAAAAAAATAAGAGAAGAGTTTAAATATATTTTAGAACTTTTAGATTTTAATAAGAAGTCTCATGAAATCTATAGAAATTGGTATATTGATGGAAGAATTTTTTATCATAAAGTTATAGATCTAAAGAATCCCTCAGAAGGAATTCAAGAATTGAGGTACATAGACGCAATGAAAATGCGATATGTCCGTAAAATGAAGAAAGAGGATGAAAATAAAATAAAAAGTCCATTCAAGGAAGAGAATCCTATGGATTATAACTTCCCTGAAATTGAAGAGTATTTTATATACAACCCAAAACAACAATACCCAAATCCAGCAATTCCAGGATCATCTCAAAGTCAGACTATTGGTTCTGGAGTAAAATTCGCAAGAGATTCTATTGTATACTGCACTTCGGGACTTGTAGATAGAAATAAGGGAACCACTCTTTCATATTTAAATAAAGCAATCAAGTCTCTCAATCAACTCAGAATGATTGAAGACTCTTTGGTAATCTACAGATTGTCAAGAGCACCAGAACGTAGAATTTTCTATATTGATGTTGGCAATCTCCCAAAGGTAAAGGCAGAGCAATATCTTCGTGATGTTATGATGCGTTATCGTAACAAACTTGTATATGATGCAAACACAGGAGAAATCCGTGATGATAAGAAATATATGAGTATGCTTGAAGATTTCTGGCTTCCAAGAAGAGAAGGTGGTAGAGGAACCGAAATTTCTACACTTCCTGGCGGTCAAAATCTTGGGGAGATTACTGATATCGAATACTTCAAGAAGAAATTATATCGTTCACTGAATGTTCCACCGTCAAGAATGGATGGAGAAGGTGGATTTAATCTTGGTCGTTCTTCTGAAATTCTGAGAGACGAACTTAAGTTTACTAAGTTTGTTGGTCGTTTGAGAAAGAGATTCTCAAATATGTTTAGTGATATTTTGAGAACACAATTAATTCTCAAAAATATTATAACTCCAGAAGACTGGGATCTTATGTCATCCCATATTCAATACGATTTCTTATATGATAATCATTTCTCGGAACTAAAAGATAATGAACTTATCAATGAAAGATTAAATGTTGTGGCAGTTGCAGAACCTTATATTGGTAGATACTTTTCGCAAGATTTTATTCGTAGATCGATTCTTAAGCAAACTGACGAAGAAATTATTGAGCAGGATAAATTGATGAAGAAAGAAATCTCTGATGGTGTCATTCCTGATCCAAATGCTCCAGTAGATCCACAAACAGGTCTTCCAATGGATCAATCTATGGATTTGGGTCAACCAATGATGGAACCAGATTTAGAATCTGATGCAAAAGCTGTAGAAGCACCTAAGGGTGGAGAGATCTAATAAATAAACTCAGTATTATACATTTTCTTATGGATGATTTAATGGATATGATTATTGGAGACGAAAGTCCTTCAAAAATCAGCGATAAAATTAAAAGCGTTCTTTTTGCGAAGAGTGCGGAAAAAATTGATGCTCAGAGACCTTCTGTAGCAAATTCTGTGTTTAATGATAATCAAGTAGGAGAAGAGTAGTTAAATGCCAGCAGGATATACTAGACACGATATTAATAATCAGGTCGTTTCTCCTCAACCAATTTCTATTGCAGTAACTACTTTTTCTGGTTCTGAAGGTTGGTCTACTATAACATATTATGATTTTAATGGAGACTATATTGCCTATGATTATAATAGTCCTGCAGGAATTGGAACTAGAACTCCAGCATCATATCAAAGATACAGATATGATCCAATATCCGGAATAAACACTGTGGTTTCTGTTGGGTCATATCAAAGGCATGATGAAAATAACGACCCAGTATTACTGTAATAATAAATAAAATTAAAGAACTAATAAAAAAATGAAACTTATTAGAGAGGAGATCGAAAAGGTAGAGGTTATTACAGAGGGTGCTGGCAAATCAGCAAAACTGTATATCAAAGGACCTTTCCTTCAAGCAGAGTGTGTAAACAGAAATGGACGTATGTATCCTATGTCCATTATGGAGAGAGAAGTAAAGAGATATACTGAACAGTATGTCAATAAGGGTCGTGCTCTTGGAGAACTCGGACACCCCGATGGTCCAACAGTAAACCTGGATAGAGTTTCTCATAAGATTGTTGCACTTGAGCAGAAGGGTAACAACTTTATCGGAAAGGCACAGATTCTTTCAACCCCAATGGGTAAGATTGCGGAATCACTTTTGAAGGAAGGTGTTTGCCTCGGCGTTTCTTCTCGCGGTATTGGTTCATTGACTTCTACTAAAGAAGGATATAAGCAAGTTGGCGAAGACTTTATGTTAGCAACTGCTGCTGATATTGTTGCTGATCCATCTGCACCTGATGCTTTTGTTCAGGGAATTATGGAAGGTAAAGAATGGGTATGGGAAGGAGGTATTCTTCGTGAAAAGTTTGCATCGCAAACTCAAAAGAGAATAAATACACTCGTTGACAAAAAAGCACTTGAGGAGCACAAAATCCAATTGTTCCAAGACTTTTTAGCAAATTTGTAATTTTATAAATAAATATAGATTAAAAATAGAGGTTAATCGGAGAGTTCAAATGTCTCGTGGAGATTTACAAGAAATGGAAGTAGGCACTAAGCAATCCAAAACCGCCGTCAACTCTGGCGCTGGTGCAGCAGATCCAATGAAAAAGTTGGATTCTGGTGCGGTTGCCGGACAAAGCGGTGGTTGGGAAGATCTTGGAGGACCTACTCCAGATAACTATAAACCAGATGATGATTCTGCAAAAATGAGCAGTGGTTCAACACTGAAGCAAGTAAGAGATGTTGTTAACAAATCTGCTGGTAAAGCAGATGCGATGCAAAAACTTCCTGCTGGTGCAGTGAAGGAAGATGAGGATCTCGATGTAGAAGCAGTTATTGAAGAAGATATTGAAGATGAAGCATCAGAAAAAATTTCTGAAGAAGAAACAGTAGAAGAATCGGAAGAAATTTCTGAAGAAGAAGTCGAAGAAGTCGAAGAAGAAACTGAAGCACCTGTTGCTGAAGAGACTTCTGAGATGGAATTTGAAATTGAAGAAGATGTTAACGCACTCTTAGAAGGTGAAGAACTCTCCGAAGAATTCCAAGAGAAAGCAAAGGTAATCTTCGAGGCTGCTCTGAGATCAAAAGTTTCCGAAATTCAGGAAGCATTTGAGGCACAGTATGAGCAAAAGCTTATCGAAGAAGTAGAAGAAATTAAAGAAGCACTCTCTGAAAGAGTTGACTCCTATTTGGAGTACGTAGCAGAAGAGTGGATCAACGAAAATAATTTGGCAGTTCAGGCAGGTCTGAAGGAAGAGTTAACCGAATCCTTCATGACTGGACTGAAAGGTCTTTTTGAAGAACATTATGTCACAATCCCTGAAGATAAATATGATGTGCTTAATAGCATGGTAGAAAAACTTGATGAAATGGAAACAAAACTCAACGAGCAAATCGAAAAGAACGTTTCCTTAAACAAGCGTCTCGCAGAGTCGGTTGCTAACGGAATCTTTGATGAAATTTCTGAGGGTCTCGCACATTCTCAGAAAGATAAGCTCGCTTCACTTTCCGAAAGTGTTGAGTTTGAAAGTGAGGAAGAATATCGTGAAAAACTGGAGATGCTGAGGGAGTCATATTTCCCCTCAAAGAAAGCAACTTCATCGGCTAAAACTGAATCGTTGTCGGAAGGTGTAGATGTATCGCCAGAGACTTTCTCTGGTGCGATGGCAGGATATCTGAAGACACTTTCAAAATTTAGCAAATAATTGAATTTAATATAATTCAAACCCAAAAACGTACACTTATTAGGTAAAAGCAAATGTTCCAATCCGAGCATCTGCAGGAAAAGTGGGCACCTCTCCTCAATTATGAGGGTCTTGATGCAATCAAAGATTCACACAAGAGAGCTGTAACCGCTACCCTGCTTGAGAACCAAGAAAGATTTTTAAGAGAGCAACAGTCGTTCCAAGAGTCAGGTTCATTCCTGACCGAAGCACCAACCAACTCGGTAGGTAATACCGGTTATCAGAGTGGTGGCGACCAATCAGTTGCTGGTTTCGACCCCGTTCTGATCTCACTGATCAGACGTTCAATGCCTAACCTGGTCGCTTATGACCTCGCAGGCGTTCAGCCAATGACTGGTCCTACTGGACTCATTTTCGCAATGCGTTCACGCTACACTAATCAGTCTGGCGCAGAAGCACTGTTTGATGAGGCAGACACCGGATTCTCTGGTGCTAGAGAGACTCAAAGTGTAAGCAGCTCATCAAACCCTGGTATTGGTACAACCAATCCAACAGGCACCAACCCCGGTCTTCTGAATCCTAACGGTCAAACTTCCTACACCACTGGTGCTGGCATGTTTACCGGCGATGCTGAAGCACTTGGCGACGGCACCGGTCTGGAATTCAACCAGATGGCATTCTCGATCGAGAAGGTCACCGTTACGGCGCGTTCAAGAGCACTGAAGGCCGAGTATTCACTCGAACTCGCTCAGGACCTGAAGGCAATTCACGGTCTGAACGCAGAAGCAGAACTCGCTAACATTCTGTCTAGCGAAATTCTTGCTGAAATTAACCGTGAGGTTATCCGTACCATCTATAAGGCTGCTGAAGCTGGCGCACAAACCAACGTAGCAACCACTGGTACTTTCGACCTGGACGTTGACTCAAATGGTCGTTGGTCAGTTGAGAAGTTCAAGGGTCTCCTGTTCCAAATCGAGCGCGACGCTAACGCAATTGCACAGCGCACTCGTAGAGGAAAGGGCAACGTAATCATGTGCTCTGCTGACGTTGCTTCGGCACTGTCAATGGCAGGTGTACTTGACTACACCCCTGCTCTGAACGCTAACCTGAATGTTGATGACACCGGCAACACCTTCGCAGGTGTTCTGATGGGCAAGTGGAGAGTATACATCGATCCATATTCGGCAAACGTATCAGATACTCAGTATTTCGTTGTTGGTTATAAGGGTACTTCACCTTATGACGCAGGTCTGTTCTATTGCCCATACGTTCCTCTCCAGATGGTTCGTTCAGTTGGCGAGAACACCTTCCAGCCTAAGATCGGCTTTAAGACCCGTTATGGAATGGTTCACAACCCATTCGCAAACACGGGTGCTGCTGCTGGTCTGGTTGATGACAACGGTATTCTCCGTGGTCAGAACCGTTACTACAGACGTGTTACTGTCAAGAACCTCATGTGATTTAAACTCACAAGAGTTTTCTGGGGGGTCCGAAAGGACCCCTTTTTTTATCTAAATATTTAAAAAAATGGCAAACGTAGCAAATGCTCTGAGCAGTCAAATAACAAATAGAAACTTCTTATCTACTGGAGGTTTTAAATTTGTTTTAAATAGAATTCCAAAAGTAACTTTCTTTTCAAATGAAGCAGAGATTCCTTCACTTGATTTGGGAGTAGCAACACAACCAACATATTTAAAAGATATAGATCTTCCAGGAGATAAAATTAGATTCGGAGATTTTAGATTAAGATTTTTAGTGGATGAGAACTTGGAAAACTATATGCAGGTACAAAAGTGGATTCGCGGACTAGGTTATCCAGAATCTTTGAAGGAAATATTTGATTTGCAAGATGAACCTACAGGAGTTAAAAATCAACAATCTATATTTGAAAATGTATATTCTGATGGAACTCTTGTAGTTTTAAATAGTTCTTACAATCCACAATTTAAAGTTGTATTTGAAGATATGTTTCCATACGTATTAAGTTCTTTGAGCTTTAATGCCCAAGAAACTGATACGCAATACTTTACAGCAGAAGTATCTTTCAAGTATACTATCTACTATATAACTGATATGAAAGGAAATCGACTATGAGTTTGAATTTGGAATCTTTGCAAGAAATGTGGGAAAAAGATTCTAAAATAGATATTGACAATCTTCATTTAGAATCTTTAAAAATTCCCATTCTTCACGCAAAATATCATGACTTATATAATAACACACTTTTGCTAAGAAAAAAATCCGAACAGACAAGAAAAGAAATAAATTTAGAAAGATACAAATACTATACTGGAAAATCTTCTGTTGAAGTTTATGCTGAAGAACCATTCCCATATAAGATAAGAGATAAAGAAACAATACAAAAATATATTGATGGTGACATTTCAATTTCAAATATAACTATGAAAATTGAATATTATAATGTTCTTCTTCAATACCTTGAAGGTATTATAAAAATGATAGAGAACAGAAGTTATCAAATTAAAAACTCTCTTGAGTATATGAGATTTCAGTCCGGTATGGGTTGATATATAGTTGAAGCAGCATGAAAAAATGTGACTGATATTAAAATACATAAAAAAAATGAGGTCTACATTAAATTAGAATGTGAACCTCATATTTTATATGAACTACAGGAGTATTTTACTTTTGAAGTTCCAAATGCCAAATTCATGCCACAAAAAAGAAGTAAATATTGGGACGGAACAATTCGCCTTTTATCAGTTCATACTGGAGAAATATATGTTGGACTGCTCGACAAAGTTGTTGAAAAAATAAAACTCCACAACTACACATACGAGTTTGTAAATAATAAGTATTATGGGTTACCCTTTGAAATAAATGAAAATATATCCTTAGAAGGAGTTAAGGATTATATGAATTCAATATGCTCATTTTCACCAAGAAGTTATCAGATTGAGTGTGTTTATGATGCGTTAAGGTATAATAGAAAACTTTTGATTAGTCCAACGGCTTCAGGAAAGTCTTTGATGATTTATTCTATTGTCAGATATTTTGAAGCAAAGGGACTTAGAACTTTAATTGTAGTTCCTACAACAAGTCTTGTAGAACAAATGGTAAGTGACTTTTCTGACTATGGTTGGAATGCTGAAGAATATTGCTACAAAATTTATGCTGGAAGAGAAAAGCAAAATGATTATCCGGTAACTGTTACAACTTGGCAGTCAATTTACAAATTAGAAAGAAGTTTTTTTGAAAACTATGACGTGGTAATTGGTGATGAGGCGCACCTTTTTAAAAGCAAGTCATTGATTAATATCATGTCAAAGTTACACAATACAAAATATAGATTTGGGTTTACAGGAACTCTTGATGGAACTCAAACACACAAATGGGTTCTTGAAGGTTTGTTTGGACCTTCATATAAAGTGACAAGAACTTCAGAATTGATGGAGAAAGGTATTATCTCATCTCTTGATATATTTTGCCTTTTATTAAAGCATGAAAGTAGAAAGTTTGAAACTTATGAAGATGAGGTTCAATATTTGATTGGTAATGATAAGAGAAATAAATTCATAAAAAACTTAGCATTGAATCTTAAGGGTAATACTTTAATCCTATTTTCAAGAGTTGAATCTCATGGTCAAATTATATACGATATGATAAATAATAGTGCGAAAGGCAGAAAAGTTTTCTTTATTCATGGTGGAGTAAATGTTGATGAAAGAGAAAGAATACGAGAGATAACTGAAAGAGAAAACAATGCGATCATTGTAGCATCTTATGGAACAATGAGTACAGGAGTAAATATTAAAAACTTACATAATGTTGTCTTCTCCTCTCCAAGCAAATCTAGAATCAGAAATTTACAAAGTATAGGAAGAGTTTTAAGAAAGTCAAAAAACAAATCTAAAGCTGTATTGTATGATTTATCTGATGATCTAACTTTCAAGTCATTGAAAAATTATACATTAAATCACTTTATAGAAAGAATCAAAACATACAACGAAGAAAACTTTAATTATGAAATAATACCAATCAATTTAAAGTAAGAATGCTAGAAGAAGAGTTTTATGCATCAATAAAGTTTAAAAATGGAGAAGAAGTCTTTTCAAAGGTATCTGTTTGTGATGAAGATAATCTTTTCTTATTATTGCTTCATCCACTAACAATTATTGAAGTTAAGGAAAGAAATAATTCGATAGGATTTAAAGTAGAACCTTGGTTAAAGACTTCTAGTGATGATACATTTATTGTTTATCTAAATGATATAATGACTATATCAGAATCTGATAACTCAGATATGATAATGGCTTACAAGTCTTATGTTAGACAAGTAACTAAAAACAAGAATGTTAATTCAAAGATAAATCGTAAAATGGGATATATTGGATCTATCAGTGAAGCTAAAGAGATGTTAGAAAAGATCTTTAAGAGTACTTAAAAGCTTTAAAGCTAAAGTTCCCTTCAACCCTGACAAAGATATTCTACTGGTAATTTGAATACTTGTCAACTTGCCAAATATTAAATAAGGTGGTATTATGTTTATACGATGATAGATAGATAAATGATTACCACGCACGTAATGACAAAAAGAAAAAGGTCAATTCACTATGTGAATAATAAAGAGTTTCTTTCTGCTTTGATCGACTACCGTAATGATGTTGAGGTGAGTTATATAAAAAAGTATGGAAGAGAGCCCACTAAAGATGATAGAGGAACTAGATGGGATACTAAACCACCAATTCCAAATTACATTGGAGATTGCTTTTTAAAGATCGCAACTCACCTATCATTCAAACCAAACTTTGTGAACTACATGTTTAAGGATGATATGATTTGTGACGGTATTGAGAATTGTGTTCAGTATATTCATAACTTTAACCCAGAAAAATCTCAGAACCCTTTTGCATACTTTACTCAAATTATTCACTACGCATTTTTGAGAAGAATCCAAAAGGAAAAGAAGCAGATTGAGATTAAGAATAAGATTTTGGAAAAGAGTGGTTATAGTGAAGTCTTCGAAGGTAGCATGATTGACGGAGAGAACTATTCCGACTATAATCAAATTAAGGATAATGTTCACAGCAAATTGAGAAGTTAATGAAGGTTGCAATCATTAC